ACAGAACCACCACCAGAGGATTGTTGGGTACCTCCTCCTAAATCAGTACCTGCTATTACTGTATCTTTATCGTTTAATTGGATAGCACCTTCAGGACCAAATAAAGTACGTTTACCATAACCTCCACCACCAGGTGCAGGAGACATTACATCACTACCTTTTTTAGCAGATGATGATGAACCCATTGCAGCTTTAGCCAACATTCCTACCATTCCCGCCACAGCTATAGCCCCCAATGCAGGACCTACTACAGGTATCATTGCAAGAGATGCATAAATAAGTCCAGCAGCTATTACTCCAACAATAGCGGCAATAGGATATAAAACAACTTTTAAAGCAGTAGCAGCAACAGAACCTTTTCCAAGCCATCCTGCAAACATAGATATTCCTTGAGAAATAAAGCCTATAATATCAGCTATCATTTGAAAACCTGTAATTAAAGGCTGTAATATAATATTTACAGCAGGAAGTATATTAGTTATTAAATCTACTAAAGGGGATATTATAGCTAATATAGGTTCAGCTAAACTAATAAATACTTCTTTAAGTTTTTCTGTAGCTTGAGTAAATCTTTCTTGGACTGATTGTTGTTCATATTGGGTAGCTAAAGCTGCATCTCCTAATGCTTTGGAGGCCTCTTGAGCAGACATAGTTTTTCTTAATTCTTCATATTTTGCTTTAGCAGCAGCAGCATCTTTAAATCCAATTTTAGCTAAGGATTCTTTATCTATTAACGATTGAGCTAATTCATCTCGTTCCATCCCAGCAGCTTTAGCAATAGCTTCTTGTTGGAGAACATTCATTTTAGCAAAATCAGCAGATGTTCCTACTTGCTTTGCTATTTCAGCAGCGGCTTCAGCAGTTTTACCTTCTAAAGCTAATGATCGTGCCTTTTCAAAATTTAATTCTTTACCAGTTAATAATTCAGCACTTAACTCATTTTCAATAGAAGATTCAAATTGAAGAAGACTTTGAGAAATTTTTTCAGCTTGTTCTAAATTTAAACCAAACTGTTTAGCTTGGACTGCATCTTTAGCTACTGCTTCAGCACTTCCACCCAATGTTAATTTTAATGAAGCCGATGCTTTGGATACTTCTCGTAACACATCTTTTTCATTTACAACAAGTCCATTTCTAGTGGCATATGCTTCGGCACCACCTAATATTTCTTTTGTATTATCTTCTAATGTTTTACCATTTACTAATGAAAGTTTTTGTATTCCTACTAATTCTTCATTAGTGTAACCCGCTTGTTCACGTAATTTAGTAAATGTAGCTAAATCAGCTTCATTTAACTTAGCATTAGTGCCTAATGATTGACCAACGGCTACCATTGATTCTTGAAGAGCACGAGTATTTAAAGCAACATCTCCAGACATAGTGGCCATATTACTTAATTCTCTTCGGGTATCTAAAGCTTCAGAATAAGTCAGATTAAAGTCTTTTGCTAATTTACCTGCAGCTTCATCTGATTTTTGTAAAGCAAGATAGATTTCAGCCATCAATGCTTTAGGAGATAAAAGATTTTTTCCTAAACTAGAAAATGCTGATTTTGCTCCAGCACCCAGGATTTTAAATTTGTCTCCTAAGGTTGCAACATTTTCACCATTATTAGTTAATTTAGCAGCCATTTCATTCATGGCTTCATTAGCTTCATCAAGTCCTAATTTTTCTGCTAAACCACCAAGACCGAATGCGTTCATAGCATCTTGCATTCCTTGCAAGGCGTTTCCCCCTAATCCTAAAGCATCTTCTAAATTTTTAGCCTTTTTACCTGATTCGTCTAATTGGGCCTTAAATTGTTTAATAAACCCAATATTTTCAGTAATTTCTTGAGTAATATTGGCATGGGCTATTCTAGCTTCTTCTAATTGTTTTTGTTCTTTATTAGAAAGATTATTTCTAGCTTCTAGGGATCTGATTTGATCTTTAGCTAATTTACCTGCTAATTTTAAATCATTTGTTCTCTCAGATGCTTGTTTTTTTAAGTTAGCTATTTCTTTAGAAGATAATTTATTGATACCTTCTTGATGGGATTGTAATTTTTGTGCTAAACTAGCTAAACTACTAAAAGATGAACGGGCAATTTTGGTACCACTGTTCGTGTTTTTTATTTCATCAACGATACGAGTAAAACCTTCTCTTGCTCCAGCAACATCACTAGTATATTCTTTCCATTCGTCTCTTAACCCTTGAACCAGTCGTTCAGCAATATTTAAATCATTGTTGATATTATCTAAACTAGCTGAGGACAATTCATCACCTAACTGTTTAGCTAGTTTTTTTCCTTCTTCAATAAGTTTATTTAACTTTTCTTGATCTGCTGGGGATAATTGAGTCATCTAAAGTATTTTGTTATAAATATTGACTATTTATAGCTTACTGGTCTTTTTGGTGGTGGAGTAAATTTTTGGGAGTAGTTTAATGTGGCTTTTTGTAATGATTCTGGGGTTTTAATAGTTCCATCAGAATTAATTACTGTTTGACTGCCTTTTTTGCCTTGATTTTTAATAGACTCTTGTTCTTCTTTATAATAATTTTGGATTTGCGTAAATGTAAATTTGCGAAGCCAAACAGGCATGTTATAGATTGTATTCCAATCATATCCTCCTTTACCATGAAAAACTATTTCGTGGATTTGTTTGAATAAAGCAGCTCTAACTTGAGCCGCTATATCAAATGTCAGGCCAAAAAAAGCTAACCCCAACTGGGATATTGATTCTATTGTCAGACCCGTCGGGAAAAAAAGTTAGATCAACGTCTGGTTGAACTTCTTTAATATATTCTCTTAATGCCCGAGAATCTTGAGCTAACAGATACCCATCGACAAACTCTCGAACAGATTTTCGTTCATAGTCTTCATTTACTGAAGTAATAAGATATTTTAAACGAGTTGAAAGTTCTGGGGAGGTATCTTTGTTGATTTTCTTTAAACCTTCTAGTTCACGATTAATTTCTTGTTCGTCTTTATGAGTTAAAAGTTTAAAAGTAATTACATTACCTGATTTAGGAAGGGTAAATAAAAATTCATTTTTACGTTCTTTAAACAACTCTTCTTTAAGTGGTTTATTTTCCATTTGAGATAAATCTACAGTATAAGATTCTCCTAAATAATCAAAAGAATATTCTGAACCATATCCTAGAATACGGGTTGCAACCATAATTGCATTTTTATCACCAATTAATAAATCATCAAAATTAATTTTTGACACAATTATTGATTTGAGTAACTTATCAAGTACAGTACCATTTTTGATATATGATTGATTTGTAAGGATATCTTCTTCCTTAGCAGTCATATATTTAATTTCAACTGTACCTTTTGCTAATTCAGAATCTTCAGGGTAAAGTAAACCTTTGGAAGGCAATTCAACTACTTCAGTAGGTAATTTAAATTCACTCATAATTTTTATTTGTTATAACTTAATTGTCTTATATAAATATATTAAAGAGTAGTAATATTATCAGGATTTACATTATATGATAATACTCCTTCTATCTTTAATATTTCTTTACGTATTTCTTCCATTTTTGATCTATCAAATCCACCTTTTACAATCCAAGGATGTCCATCAACTTTTACAGTTAAAATAGTTTGAAATTTTTCAGTATTTTGTTCACTATATTCCATAGGTTCTTTAGCTGATGCTATTGTAATTCCAGGAAGTGAGCGAATGTCTGAGAATATTTCTTTTTGTGGGCGTTTTTTAATGTTAGTAATGATCATACCAATCATTTTAAATTTGTCTTGGTATTCTTCATTAAGCTTTTTGCTTAATTCTTCTTTAACTAACGTGCGTAATTGATTAAATTTCATTATTTCAATATATGTTATAAATATAGCAGGGCTTAATTTAATTAACGTGTTTATGAATTAATATATAACAAGTAAATGAAAGCTCCAAATTTCTTTGGAGCTCTTATGTATTTGTTGTTTAATTTATCTTAGAAGTTCAAGATACAGTAGTCAGGTTGTACTTCAACTGTAATGTTTGTTGGAGTTCCATCATCATCCCAACTATAATCACCAAATCCAGCACTTGTAATAACAGCTCCTTTAATGATCCATTCAGAAACGATATCACCTACAGGTCCGATAACGTTGAATGTAATATCTTTTTTATAAAAATCTGAGTAACCATCACGGCCTGTTACTGATTCGTGGCCTAAACGTACCCATTCCATTACTGCCTGTGCACCTGAAGGGGTGATTGCATCATACATTGTAAAAGAGATTGTATTCCAAATGGTCTTTCCTTTTACATAACGTTGAACGTTAATGTGGTTAAGAGCAACTGCGGTTTGAGATAAAGATACTGCGCTTACTCCTTTTACCAAATATGATGGAACTCCATCCATATAAAGGATAAAACGGTTTGTTTGTTTAGGTTCAAATGCCGTGAAAAATATTTCGTTTGGATTTAAAATTGCCATTTTTTGTTATTTTAGTTTCTTTTATTATAAATATTTAACTA